CTCGTTCACTTTGGCATAAACCGAGCCATACTCATCTTGAATCTCCTGCATGGTGGAAAAATTGGGAGCAGCGGCATCATAATTGCAAACCATTGCAATATAGCCAAGCGCTCCACCAGTCGTCGTGCCAATGTCGGATGAGTCGTTCAAAAACTCAAAAATCAACCCTTGCGGGTCCCAACAACGATTGGACAAAGCAGTGGCACGAGTAGTAGGAGTAAAACCTCCAATACTTCCACCAGCAGGCAACACAGAGACAGGTGTGACACCAGGATTCAAAGAAATCTGCCATTGTGAAAAAGCCCCAGGCGTGGCATTCGAAGTGATATCAATCAACTTCTCACGATGCACCACAACCATCTTGGACTTCATTGAACCAAAGGAAGGCGCCTGAGACGCGTTCCGACCACAAATCAAAGAGTTTTGCATCGAACCAACGTTATCGTTGATCTGAAACTTGCCTCTGCCACGAGCTCGATTGAAGAACTCAATTCCAAAATCAGTGAGCTTACGGGCGATTTTACCAACCACAGGGTGGATGAAACCGCCCAAAGACTCAGCGACAGAAGGAAGAGAACTAATGAGAGCATTAGTAGCAGTGTAATCACCAGAACCTCGAACACGCGGAACAAGAGCACGACTCCTCGACTGAGATCGAGAACGGGAACGCGACTTGACCTTAACTCGTTTAGGTGCGACGAGCTCTCGCGTGACCTCATTGGCCACTTTCTGAACTAAACTACCACGAGCAGCAGTCTTCCTAGACCTGCAACGAGCCATAACAAGGCTCTTTTCAACTGCGCCGCCCACGCAAGTTGAACAGCCGCTGGGCGCGCGGCGCTCATGCATAGTAAAGATCAGCCAGCTGCTTCCGCGGGAGCCGATCCTCAACCACGGAAAATCCTCATGAAAGTACCGCATATTCTCATCAATTTCAAAAGCAAGCTCAGTACCAACAGAAGCTATCAACTGCACGAGAAGTGATTCATATCGACGCTGTGTCTCAGAAGGGTTTAATCCAGTTTCTTATAACACATCTTCGACATGATTTTAGAAATGGGTCTAGCAGGAACCCAGCCTTGTTCTGTCAAACGAGGTTTGGCGGACAACGCCTCAAACTGATCAACACTAACAGGCTCTACGCCCATATCGTGGAAAATGAGGCCAAAGGCTTCGCTCAAAACACGCTGAACAGATGCTCCGGTGTAGACACCTGAATATTTGCGGGCACAAGCCCAAACATGATCGTCACCCATGACAAAAATTGCCACAAACAAAAAGAACGATCGTTCTCCAGTGAGGACAATAAAAGCATAAAGATGGCAGATTATGTTGAGAATCGAATTGTCATGGATAGTATTGGGACTCCCAGAGGGCATTCGCACACCCCAATCAACCACACTACCATCATACAAAACGACATAAACTCTCAGATAAACAGGTGTCATAATAACCATGAAGAATTTAACATCCCCAAGGAAACATGCACTCCGCATCCAAAGCATGAGTACGACCAGATAAGCGATCAAATCATCCCAGCGCTGCACATCACCTTTCTGAATACCAGGAGAGTCCATCTCCTCAACGAAGCTAGCAATAGAACTAACAAGACGGTCAAAACCTCCATGTTGTTCGCAAAAGCCAACCCCAACACCAGTACCAGAACGATGACGAGGATCAACGGGTTGGGCACTAACCTGCTCATTAAAGGCACCAAAAATGCCACAAAACAATTGAACAAAAAGCGGAGCCCCAACAATGCCACGGGTACTAGCCTCGCGCACTTTTTGAGCTTCACGCAATTCATCCTTCAGGTTAAAGGCCCACAAGACAAAACCACTTTTCTGATCAAACAACTTTTCCCAATCACTCAACAACTCGCGAGCGAGGAGAAAAACAACATCAGCAGGAACTTCAGACTTGTGTGACAATCCAAGCGAACGGAAAACAACTCCTGAAGACGTAGCCATGTCCAAATTGTGCCAAGCCCAAAGCAGAGGAGCACTTTTGTACTCTATACCAAGTTGGTCGCGCACAATGGAAGCACTCTCCCAAAGACG